AAAATATGTTCGGGGTTGGCAGCCTGTTGTCGTTCTTCAATCCCATCCAGGTTGAGGGCAATTCCCTTACCATCAATGCCATTGACGAGACCTCACGCGCTGACGGTTCGCGCATGGGCGGAGTACAGGGCTACTGGATGGCTGAAGCCGGGAACAAGACCGCAAGCAAGCCGAAGTTCCGCCAGATCGAACTGAAACTGAAGAAATGCGCCGCCTTGTGCTACGCAACCGATGAACTGCTTGAGGACGCCACCGCATTGCAGAGCTGGATCACCAATAGCGTCCCGCAGGAACTTCGGTTCAAAGTCGAGCAGGCCATCGTCAACGGAGACGGCATCGGCAAGCCGCTTGGAATGCTCCAGGCTGGTTGTTTGGTATCCGCAGTCCGCACAGATGCAAGCGAGATCGATGCGCTTGATTTAGCGCGTATGTGGGCAGCCCGCTACCCTGGCGTGTCTGATTACGTCTGGCTGGCGAATTCAAGCATTTACCCGCAGCTGTTCAATTTGTCTGTTGGTCAAATGCCAGTTTACCTGCCCGCAGGCGGTTTGTCCGCTTCACCTTACGGCGCAATCTTTGGCCGTCCGGTTGTAGAAACGGAATACAACCCATATCTAGGCACGCTGGGCGACATCATGCTGGTTTCACCTTCACAGTATGTAATGATCGCAAAGGGCGGCGTACAGTCCGCATCCAGCATTCACGTCAATTTCGTGTATGACGAAACCGCATTCAGGTTCGTCTACAGGGTAGACGGGCAGCCGTTATGGGCATCCGCGATCACCGCCTATGATGGCACTACGAGCCTCAGCCCATTTGTAGCATTGGCTGCATCAACCTAATAGGAGGAAATGATCATGGGACGTTATGCTGAAAAGCTCCACATTGTACCTATATTCGTACCGCAGGCTTCGACTGCGACGGCTGGCTATGAATCTCAGTCTGTTGCGTTGAAAAATGCGCACTGGGTGACCTTTCTGGTGAACTGGGGCGATATGACCTCAGACTCCACAGACATCCTCACTTTCCGCGTCGAAAGCTCCACCGCTGCAAACAGCACCACCAGTGCAACCGCACAGACATTCTCTTACCGTCTGGCAGCTGCAATCACCGGCGACAACTGGGGCGATGCAACATCCGCAACCAGTGTGGCTGTTACCGCCGCCGCAAATGACTCGATGGCACTTGTCATTGACGTTGACCCGGCTGTTGTGACTGCTGCGGACACTGACGCAAAATACCTCAATCTGGCGATTGACGCCGTGATTGAGTCTGGTTATGTGTCTGCGTGGGCGTTGATCGAAGACCGCTACCCGCAGAGTGAACACCTTACCAGCACCTAATTAGTTTGACAGGGGGAGGGCTAATTCCCTCCCCCTTTAGGAGAATTATGGCCGATTACGCGCTAATAGAGGAAATAAAAGCCGACCTGCCAGACAGCCCGCTTTTTTCCAGCACATCAGTGACCTATAATAGTGTGCTTGCGAGAATGGTCACGAGTGCGAGCCGGTTGATAGACAGATACGTGGGCGGCTGGCCGAACTACTTCTACCCATCCAGCACCGCAGAAATCCGGTACTTTAGCGGTTCAGGCGACGCAATCCAGTACATTGACCCGGCGGTTTCGATCACCTCTGTCAGCGTGGACGAGACCAACAGCGGAACTTATGCCGCCTGGACTTTAGATACCCATTATTCGGTTGTGCCTAAGAACTACACCGCTTTATCCATGCCAATTCATGCCTTGAAACTGGTATCAAGCAGCGGGAAATCCTTTTCTCGATTTGACAACAATGTCAAAGTTGTGGGCGTGTTCGGGTACTCCGCTACACCGCCAGATGACATCATCATGGCGTGCAAGATTCAGGCGATGCGATGGTTTATGAGAGCAAAACAGGGATACCAGGATGGCGCAGCCAATCCGTCATTAGGCGAGATGATTTATGTTCAGGAGCTTGACCCTGACGTGAAAATGATACTCAGGCCATACCAGATTGCAAACGTGGTGACAGCATGAGCATTATAGATGACGCCGTTCAGAGGTTGCAGACCATCGCCTTAGCCATAACCAGCGAGACAGTCCGGGGCGCACCGAGTTACCCAGTAGAAGACGCAAGCGTGCTGCCTCTTGCGATTGCCCATATTGCAAACGGATCGGGACAAGCGGATGAAGCCACCACCGCGAGGTTGTTACTCACCGTCAACGTGGACTTTCACGTTTCCAGGGTGAGCATGAAATCCGCTTATACGCAACTGAATAACATCATCCCGGAGTTTCTACAAAGGCTGGCAGGCGATCCTACGCTGAACGGGAATGTTGACTCCATTGTCTTTCCGGTTACATTTCAGGTATCAGCCGCGCAATGGGATCGGGTAACCACACAAATGGCGAGTTTTGCCGTACCGCTTAAATTTAGGGAGACGCCTACCACATGAGGACAGTTGCAATAGTTGGGATGTATAAAGCCACCGTTACAGAATTCGATTTCAACCGTTCAGATTGTGATGTATGGGTATTCAACGAGACCATTTCAGGGAACAAACTACCGAGAGCCGATGCAGTATTCCAGATGCACAGGCCCGTAATATGGCGAAGCAAGACCAACCGGAATGACCCTGGGCATTACGATTGGTTGCAGAATAACAGAACCTTACCAGTTTACATGATAGACAAGTATGCCGATGTTCCTATGTCTGTCAAATACCCGCTTGACGAGATACTCAAAGCCATACCGCAAGCCTACCGATATTTTACCTCATCCGTCTCTTACGCACTGGCCTTGGCAATCTATCAAGGGTATGAACGCATCGAAGTCTATGGCGTGGAGATGGAAACAGAGACGGAATATGGGCATCAAAGGGACGGAGTGACCTACTGGGTAGGCGTAGCGCAAGGCAGGGGTATTGAGGTTGATTACCATTCGATAAATGTCCTGAAATCCCCCCTTTACGGTTTTGACGGCGATATAACGTTACCGATAGAGCTATTCCAGGAACGGTTCAACGTGCTACAGAGATCAATTTCGGAAGCCCTGGACTGCTACAAGGAATGCAAAGCAGCAGTAGCCGCATTGATCGAAGCCTACCGCAAGGACGCGAAAACGAACATTGAAAACCTGTCGATCCTTGTTGTAGCACAGGGACAGGCGGCACATGACTATAACCTGGTAGACGGGGCAATTCAAGTCAACCAGAGGCACATCAAAGCCTGTGAACAAATGCTGAAAGAGACCGGAGTTTATTTCCTTTCGAGACAGATATACGAAAGTGAAAAGTCAGGTGCTTTTACGAACTGGCAGGCGCAGAGTTACAAGATAAACGAAACTGCAACTGCCCTCGAAGTGAAAGAAAAGGAACTGCGCGAGGCGAGCAACAAGGCCAGGCGGAATGTACTCTGTGACGAATTCCTGAAAGCGGTTGAGATCTACGCCCACACGGTAGGCAAGGCCGGATTGCTGACAGGTATTGGGCAGGAAAGTAATCTACTTTGCAGTAAACACGACCAGATGCTAAGAATGTTTGACGGGGGCAGGTCGAAATGAATACTTGTATTGTTGTAGGGAATGGGCCAAGCCTGAAGGACATACCAAACGAATGGCTGAAAAAACATTATACATTCGGAAGTAATCGCTGCTACTTGAAATTTATCCCTGACGTTTATGCCTGCGTTAACCCCTTGGTGGTTGGGCAATTCAAGCACGAAATAAACGAAATGGACTGCTTGAAATACATCGATAGCAATTCCGCAAAGCACATTATCAACAGCATCCCGGTTATTGATCGGCGCAAGCCTGTATTCTCATGTACAAAGCCTTTTGTTGGTGCAGCGTACACGGTAACAAGCGTCCTGCTCCAGTTAGCATACTGGCACAGATTCCGGCGGGTCGGACTGGTAGGGGTTGATCACCGCTACAGCTTTATGGGCAAGCCGAATGAACAGCACCTTGCAGAAGCAATCGACCCGAATCACTTTGACCCTGGTTATTTCAGCGGTGTGCAGTGGAATAACCCGGACTTGGAGCGGTCAGAACTGGCGTACAGGTTGGCGAAAGAAGCCTACCAGTCCGTAGGCGGGGAGATCGTAAACCTGACACCAAACAGCGACCTTGATGTATTTTCTTTTGACGATTGGAGGAACTGGTGATAACAGCCGTCATGGTTGGTTATAACAAGTTTCGTGAATTCACCCTCCCGGCAATCAGATCAATCCAGGAGCATGACCCGAAAATAAGAATAATTTGCGTAGACAACGGCTCAGAGCCTAAATACCTGCAAGTCGAAGGCGTGACGATGATACGTGCAGAGAAAGAGAACTCATCCTACGCAAGCGGGATAAACCGGGGCTTGATGTTTGAATCAGACTGGTACTTGATCCTTAACAATGATATATTATTTCACAGGCCTGTATCGCCTCAAATAAAGGCACTTGACCCGAATTATCTCTATGCGTGTGAGAAGCAAAAAGCCTGCACAATCCTCCCGGTAGGCGACAGGCTCATATCCTGGGCGATGGTGCTTTCAGCACAGGCATTCAGAGAAATCGGTTACTTTGACGAAAACTTTATCCCTATGTGGTATGACGATGTTGACTATTCCTGGCGGGCGATGAAAGTAGGATACTCATTGATAGAGATAGACCTCGGCATTGAACACCTCGAAAGACCGAGGCAGGCGAGGAACAAGCAAAACATCGAGAAAATGAACCTTAACTACGAGTATCTAAAAGGCAAATACGGCTTTTGAAAATAACACTGTATAACCCACCGAACTGGTACTACTCAGAGCAGAAAGACCTCGGAAGGATATACCCATCATTATCCCTTCCCTTGATAGCTAAAGTCTTGAAACGGGCTGGGCATGTTGTGAATGTGTTAGACCTTGAGGCCCTAGCATGCAGACCGCAGGACATCATCCCGTCAGGCCAGGACATTATTGGCTTCAATGTCATATTAGCCAACAAGCGCGGAGCGTATGAGTGCATCAAGCAGTTGAGGGAAAAGGGTTACAAGAGCTTGATCGTCACGGGCGGAAATCACGCAACACACGCACCGCAGGAAAGCCTTGACGCAGGCGCAGACCTAGTTATCACCGGAGAATGCGAAGGAAACATAGTACAGCTTCTTGAAACAACAGGGATACAGGCGGGGCAAGGTGTAGCGATTGAGGATATTCCGATACCTGACTGGGACTGCCATTCACCGAGCATTGATACCTACAAGGGGCATACTAAGTTTTTAGAAAAGCCAGCGGTGACAATGTGGACAAGGGGCTGCCCGTTTTCCTGTATCTTTTGCGGCAATAACATATTCGGGCGCAGGGCAACGAAGTATAGGCCGGTTGAGAACATCACCGCAGAAATGCAATACCTGAAAGACCGCTGGGGCTTCAGGTCTGCTTATGTGTACGATGATGAACTGATAGGTACACATCACCCGGAAGGCTGGATAGACGGACTGGTTGAGCGGATAGGTCCAATGCGGTACAACTTGGCAGCACAGGGCAGGTGCTCCGAGAGATACATTACACCGGGGCTGATGAAGCGGATAAAACAGATCGGGGTAAATGTTGTCTTTTGGGGCGTAGAAAGTTTGTGCAATGAAACGCTAAAGAACATCAACAAGAAAACCACCACAGATGACATCTTTCACAGCCTGAAAGTCTCAAAAGAAGCCGGAATAAAGAACGCCGTTTTCTTTCAAGTGGGGAATTACCGGGAGACAGAGGAACAGGTACAGGAGACCTACCAGAACCTTAATAAACTAAAAGAATATACAGATGAGTTTCGGGTATTCATCACGCAGGTGAGGGATGGCACATTGCTTGCTGAAATCGCCAAAGCCGAAGGCTGGTACAAACCCCTACCGGAAGGCTGGCGTACACAGAGGGAAACGAACCTCGACACTCCCTGGATGAAGCGGGAGCGGATCGAATACTGGCAGGCAAAATACTACGAGGCGGTGAAATGAAAATCGGCATCATCCCAGCAGCAGGTAAAGCAGTTAGGTTCGGCGGAGTAGATAAAGAGCTTCTAGAGCTGAACGGTAAAACTATGTTAGAACACGCCGCTGCAAGACTGCCTGTTGACCAGATTGTACTCATCACCACCGAGCAGAAGCTCAGAAAGCACTTCCAGGCATTACCGCAAGCGATATTTGCCATTCAAGAGGGAAATCAGGACTTATGGAGCGCGATAAAGACCGGGCTGTCATTACGGGCTGACAGATACTTTATGACAATGCCGGACACATACATGAGGCCTGATGTGTTCAAGGACGCACCACAAGAGGATTTCAACATCGGGACATTCACGACAAACAAGCCGGAGCGGTTCGGGGTGATACGGGGCAATAGGGTCATAGACAAGCAGGCCGGTACGCCTGCTACCGCGTGGGGTGTGCTGACATGGAGCAGGAACGTTCGGGATTACTGGCTGAAGTGCGAGGTCAATAACTTTTGTGAAGCGATAAACGTTGCTATGACCGCCTTCTATTTCCAAACATGGGACATCGGGGATTACCACGACCTTGCAAGCATGGAAGATTATAAAAACCTTATATGCCAATGACAGAGATAGAAACGATCCTCAATTACCCATTCAAAGGGAAGGTGTTGATAGACGTAGGGGCACATGTTGGCAGTTTTGCCCGTCCGTTTTTGCTGAGAGGCTGGCAGGCTGTTTGCCTTGAACCAGAAAAACAAAACTATGTAGCACTTGTGAACAACATGCGCGGTTGGTCAAGCGTGTCCTGCCTTCAGCTAGCAGCGGGCGAAAAGAAAGCGATCCTGCCCTTCTATGTTTCAAGTGAACATTTCGGCATTCACTCACTCGCAAAGTGGCACAATACGCACCAATATGCTTATGAGGTTGAGGTTATACCACTGAAAGAAATCGTCCCAGATAACGTAACGCTGCTAAAGATAGACGTTGAGGGTGCTGAATTACTGGTACTAAAGGGCTTTGACTTTGAAGCGCAGCAGCCGGAGATGGTATTCCTTGAGTTTGAGGACAAGCGCACCCGTGAACACTTTGGCTATGACCATCACGACCTTGTCAATTACATGAAGCATTATGGGTATAAAGCAAAGGTATCAGAATGGACAGACGGGGAATTCGGGACCAGGGCGAAAAGGGGAACGCGGCGGCATATAGGAATATTCGATTACCCGCTTGACCATGAACCAGTATGGGGCAATCTTATTTTCACAAAGGAGATGGATGAAGATTAGCGCGATTATATCAGCCTACTACTGCGAGGCCTTTCTTGCTTCCAGGATAGACAACATCCGTGAAAACTGGTGCGATCCGGTTATTGTGTGCCAGGAAGGATCACAAGAGGAAGAAATCGCCTTACACGCACAGGCGCAGGTAATCACCACCCCGGATATTCCGACCATCGGCAAGGCCTGGAATATCGCAATCAAAGCAGCGGACGGAGACCTTATCATCGTTGCGAACTCGGACGACAAGTTTTATCTTGGCGGGCCGATCTGGATGGCAAGCGAACTGGCAAAACACCCGGAAGCAGGACTTGTATTCTCCGACGTGGACGTGCAAAGCGGTGACCTTGTGCATTCATGGAAACGGATAGACAGCCCGCTTGGACTGGTTACGGATATAAGGGAGATACTGGAAAGCCGTGCCATTATTGGACCTATGCCGATGTGGAGAAAGAGCCTGCACGAAGAACACGGTTACTTTGACGAGGAGCTTATTGTGGCGTGTGATTATGACTGGTGGTTGAGATTGGCGCGGGCGAAGGTCGGGTTTTACTACATTCCCAAACCTTTAGGAGTTTACGCCTTCAGGAAAGACAGCCTGGAACACAGAAATAAACATCTCATGCCGTCTGAGAATGCGAAGGTGAAAAATGCGTAAAGGCATGAACCCGAACCGCGAGAAACCTTCAAACGGATTCAAACCCTTCGCGGCTTCCGCGGTGGTTCACCTTCCGAGCTTTGAAGGGTATCACGCTGATAGGTTCGAGGTTGTCAAATGCAGCCTCGAAACTATGAGGGCGAATGCTGGACTTGACTGCGATATAGTAATTTATGATAACGGCTCCTGTCAGGAATTCAGGGATTGGCTGCTTGACGAGTACAAACCTGACAGGGTATTTCTCTCAAACAATATAGGATTATCAAGCGCACGGGCAGCATTGATCAGGAGTGTACCACCTGAAACGATTATCGGAGTGGCTGACGATGATATGTTTTATTACCCGTTATGGTTCAAGAAACAGGTTGAGCTATTCAACAGCTTCCCGAATGTGGGGCAAGTATCGGGCTATCCCGTGAGAACGCAATTTCGATGGGGCAATGTTTATACAAAACGATGGGCGCAAAGAACGGCAATGATCGAATATGGCAAGTTTATCCCTGAACAATATGACCGGGACTTTTGCACTTCCATTGGCCGGGATTATGCCTACCAGGTGGAGTACACGAAGGAAGACAATGATGTTTTGATCACCTTCCAGGGACACAAAGCCTACGGCGTAGCGCATCATTGTCAGTTTATTTGTAAGGCAGGTGTAATTGAGAACATTATCAAATTCAACCAGGAATCAATGTCAGATGACAAGATTTTCGACTGGGCGGTTGACAATGCCGGATTGTTACGGCTGACGACAACTGAGAGATATACCAGGCACATCGGGAATGTGCTAGACGATGAACTGAGGGAGCTATGGCAGGGAAAACGAAAAAGAAAACACTAGATGGCATGTATTATGTGGGTATCGCATTCCTTCCCGGAATACCGGCAAGGGATTTATCGGAAAAAGAAGTCGCTAAGTTTGGAAGGAAAAAACTATTGAAATCTAAACTGTACGTAAACAAATTTGCTGAAGCATTCGAGGAGGAACTATGACAACGCAAGGTATTAAGCCATTACGCCGAATCCAGCTAGGGAAAGAAACTGTCCCTGGCACTGCGGTTGCAGCGACCGCAATCTGGCGCGGGACAGGCACAATCCAGGACAACTTGACAACCGTGTTCCCGGTTGAAGACGTTGGCATCCTGGTTGGCACAGACCGCAGCTACATCCCAAAAGCAGAGGCCATGATCGCACTGGCTGAAACAGAAGCGACATTTGAGCAGCTGCCCTATTTGTTCGAGGCGGGTATCAGGCATGTAACACCGTCAACCGACACACCAGGGTACAAGTATGAGTACATCATCCCGGTTGCGTCAACCGATTCACTGGCAAGCACCGACCTGCAAACCTTCACGGTTGAAGGCGGGGATAATGCACAGACCGAGGAGTTTGCTTACGGGTTTGCCCGCAGTATCACCCTTTCGGGAACGGCCGGGCAAGCCGTAATGATGGGAGCTGAGATCGTGGGGCGTCAGGTAGGCACTTCTGCCTTCACCGCAAGCATCGCCATTCCTACCGTTGAGGAAATCCTCACCAGTAAAGGAAAGTTATACATTGACGCAGAAGGTGGATCAATCGGATCAACGCAGAAGTCAAATACCCTGCTTGACTTCAGCTTGAGCATCACAACCGGCTGGATACCTGTCTACACCGCTGACGGAAATATCTATTTCTCTTTTGTCAAACCGACAGCTCCAGAGGTGACTTGCTCCATGACCTTCGAGCATGAGACCTCATCCATCGCTGAAATTGCAGCCTGGCGCGCAGGGACGGCTAGACAGATCAGGCTGAAGTTTGACGGAACATCAAACAAGCATTTGATCTTAGATATGGCTGGCAAATGGGACAACTTTGAAGCAATCGGGGAACGGGACGGGAATGATATTGTTATCGGGAACTTCCGCTGCCGCTACAATTCCACCGCAGCATTGTTTTTCGAGGCAGTGGTCGGCAACGCATTGAGTGTCTTACCATGACAGAGATCGTATTCAGCAAGCCCGGCAAGCAGACGCCCGGATTCCTTCGGCGTCTGCACAACCGGATCACGTTTGAGGAAAAGCAGAAAAACGCACAGTCAGATATTGAGCGGTTTGAGAACATGGTTACATTTCTGCTTGACTTCGTGACCTCACCGGCTGATCGCAATGAAGCATACGAGGCGCTCATGGACGCAAGCCAGGAACAAATAGACGGGCTATATGAAGTGCTAGGCGAAAAGATCGAAACCGTCCCCCCAGTGAAAGGGGAAAGCTGACAACGTATTATTCCGCAGGCGTTGGCTTTCCCCCTGACTGGGCATTGATCCTTGAGGCGGCTGGATATGACCCGCTGCGCGCACAAGAGATAGAGGAACATCTAACACAAGAATGGTGGGACAGGTGGATCGTAGACCGGGACGTGCGCGTGAAGCAGACAAGGAAAAAGTAAATGGCTGAAGACGGTCCAAAAATTGTAATAACAGCACAAGATAAAACTAAAGCCGGGTTTGACTCGGCTAAAAGGGGTTTGGAAGACCTCAAGAAGTCTACCAGTGCATACGGCAAGGAGCAGGAAACTGCCACCGCTGCCGGCGTGAAAGGTATGCTTCAGTTAGGGGCTGCCGCCGCTGCCGTTGGAGGTGCGATAAAGATTATCGGTGAACTTTCCGAAGCGGCCAGAGAAGCCGCACAGTTTGAGCGCATGTCCACCGCAGCCCAAGACCTCGCCCGTTCCTACGGGCAGAGCATGGACGACATACTCGAAGCGACCCGCAAGGCTTCACTAGGGACGATTTCAGATTATGATCTCATGGCTTCAGCGAACAAAGCCCTCATGCTGGGTGTGGGCGAAAACGCCGAGGACATGGCAAAGCTGATGGAAGTAGCGGCGGTTCGTGGGCGAGCGATGGGGCTGAGTACGACCCAGGCTTTCAATGACATAGTTACAGGTATCGGGCGCAAGTCTAAATTGATTCTCGACAACCTCGGTATTGTGCTTGATTTGAATGACGTATACGGCGATTATGCAGAGACATTAGGTAAAGCCGCCGACCAGCTTACCGAGAATGAAAAGAAGCAAGCGATGCTGAACGCCGTGTTGGATGATACGGCAGACTACCTGAAGACAACCGGCGGGCTGTTAGAGGATAACGCCTCGAAGTGGGAACAGCTTGACGCACAGACAACTAACTACTTCACCGCCTTGAAAATGAACATATCTCAAAGCGGGGCTGGTATTGCCGGACTATTTGCAAATATGTTCGGCGGCGCGTCTGAAAGAATGATGCTGGGGGCTGAGCTTCAGGAGCGCCTGAAATTTCTGAATGAAGAACAATCGAAGCAGGCAGCCGCGCTATTACGGGGCGGTTCTGTTGAACAATTACAGAAGTTTCTTGATGACCTTGACTGGACCGCAAGCATGGGCGGGGCGAACGAGTTTGCCACCGCATTGGCGGCGGTGAACGAAGCAGCCGCCTCCGTTGCAGCCGAATTGGGCAACATGAACGGGATGCTCTCATCCTCGAAAGAGGCACTGCTTGGAGCCGGTATCGGGGCCGGACAGACAGAACAAGCCCTCAAAACACTGAAAGAGGAGCTTGGACTTGTTGGGGAGTCAAGTGAGGACGCCGCAAAGTTCAATGACATCATGGCTGAATCCCTTAAACAAGGGACGATAGATACCGCGAATTGGGCTGCGTCAATGGCTGAGTTTATTGGGCAGGTTGAGCTAGGTATCGGGGTCACGGAAGCACTGAAAGGATTGCTGGATTCCCTACCGCGTACAATCCGAACAAGGATCATGCTGGAAGTATTCGGGTATGAGCAAGTTAAGGGTCTATCAACGCGTGGCGTAACTTCAGCAGATTATAAGCCAGAGGCAGCGGGCGGGCAGGTCAGCTCTGCTCCTTATTGGGTCGGCGAGACTGGACCTGAATTGTTTGTGCCTTCAGTCAATGGGCGGGTGCTGTCTAACTCTGAATCAAAAACAGCCCTGAAGGGCGGGGGTAGTTCAAGTGTGGTGAACGTGACCATAAACACACCCGTCAACATGGCCGATAAAACTTTCGTTGAGCGTGAGCTTGCGCCGTATATTCTCGAAGCCATGCGGAGGGTTTCATGACCTTTATCTACAACCTCGGCATTGATTGGGACGCTGATACTAATTACACCAACGAAGCCGGGCGTATACAGAAGTTTGTTATTGACCGGGGAAAAGACAGGGTCATTGGCAATCCAGGTAGCGGGTTTGAGGGAACAATGCCGGGCAGGCTGATCGTCAACCTCGACAATTATGATGGGCGGTATGACCCCTGGAACACCGGCGGCGATCTGTATGGTTACCTTACTCCCGGAAAAAAGGTTAGTTTTACTGTCACGGATGATGTTGAGGGAACATTCAACCTGTTCACTGGATTTATCACAGACATACAAATGGCAGGGTATAAAGACATTGCAACGATACAGGTTGAGGACGGGGCATCCTGGCTGAAGGCGCGAGAAACCTCTATCGCCCTGAAAACCAGTACGGACGCAGGCGGGTTGATAGGAGCAATCCTGACAGACGTAGCATACCCCTGGACTTCTACCGACCTCGACACCGGCGCGGACACGATAGATTACTACTGGACTTCCGGCAGGTCTGCACTCTCAGAAATTGACGAGTTGGCACAAAGTGAGTTAGGCTCATTCCACATAGCGGCAAACGGGGCAGCTGTATTCAAAAGCCGTCACGCCTCAGATTCTGTCAAGAAAATCATCACAGAGGAATTTATTGAGCGCGACATTTATATACCGACCCCCTGGTCTTTCATGCGGTCTGACGTATCGGTTTACGTATATCCCAGGATAAAGGTTAGCAGTACAGATATTTGGAGCTTGCGGGACACGCTAGCAGTGGGGGCGAGTACAGATATTGAGCTGTGGGCTGAATACACCTATGATGGCGAAACATGCCCGGCTGAAACCGTAACAGTGGCAGGCTTTACGGCGAATAGCGCGGCGAACGGCGGCGGGTCAAACATGACCACTGACTTCTCGGTAACACTGACGGCATTCTCTAAGACTGCGAAGCTGGTTATAGCCAACGCAAGCACGGACGCAGGGTATCTCACCAGCTTGACTTTATCCGGGGACGCGATAACCACGCCGGACAGGGTCACCGTCAAGGATTCAGTAACAAGCAGCTTACCGGCGCGGTTCGTGCTGGATTCGGACTGGATATCAACTTATAACATTGCTTATGACTTCGCCAGCGTATTGACGGATTACCTCTCGGACGCGAAGCCATACCCGCAGATTTCGATCATAAACAGGCCGACATACCAGTTCGGGGTAGACCTTGAAGACTTGATAACCCTGCAACTTCCTACCATTGGCATTGATAATGATTACAAAATAAGCAAGATTTCACATATTGCGTCAGGAACATGCCAGGAAGTGAAAACAACGATCTATATGTACCCGCAAATTCACGGAGCCAATATCCTGTTCCTGCGGTTGAATAGCACCGACTCGGGTTATTTGGACATAAACACACTTGGATATTAGGAGGACGCATGGCGCGAACCGCAGTACCAACCAGTAATGTAAACGATATTCTAACCGCCGCCTGGCAAAATACGTATGTGAAGGATAACGAAGCCGAACACTGGTCAAGGATAACGCAGGCAATCGGCTATCCTGCTGACGGACGGCTGACGCTAGAAACTGGCGTGCCGTTGAGCATGACCAACCAGAACGCCAAAGCGACCCTGTACTACACCCCATTTGTGGGCGACAAGATTTGTTTGTACGACTCCGGGGAGAGTGCCTGGAAGAACATTACCTTTACAGAGATAAGCCTTTCGCTGGTCGGGTTGAGCGCAAATAAGAAGTTTGACATATTCTGCTACTCGAATTCGGGCACGGCAACCCTTGAAGCCCTAGAGTGGACGGACGAGACAACCAGGGCAACGGCACTCGCAAGAGTGAACGGTGTGCTGGTAAAGAGCGGCACCATTACACGAAGGTATTTAGGCACAATCAGGATCAATGCCACTGGCGGACAGACGGATGATTCAGTTGATAAAAGGTATGTATACAACGAGTACAACGATTATGAACGGTATAGAAAGTTGTGGTTAGGGAACGCAAAACCTACCTATACCAGCGGGTGCGCGGTTGCGGTTGACATTGAAATGACAACCAACAAGAACATGTATGATTATCTCGCGTTTGACGCCTCGACAGATGAATATGCTTATGTGAATGTACCTATGCCGAATGATTACAACGGTGGTACAGTTTACGGGCAATTCTACTGGATGCACCCGGCAACCTCATCGGACTTTGCGGTTAAGTGGAGCTTGTCGGGGGTTGGGTTTGCGAATGATGATACTTTGGACGCAGCACAAGGAACGGCAGGAACGGCGATAGACACCGGCGGCACGACCTATGACCTGTATATCTCGCCCGCAACCGGAGCGATCACACTGGCGGGCGCACCGCTGGGCGGGGAATTGGTGAACTGGCGGGTCGGAAGGATAGGAACATCCACAGACGATACCCTTGCAGTAGACGCCAATTTATTAGGTGTCATGGTCTGGTACCCAGTAGCGAGTATATAAAATGGGATATAAGCAGATATTAGGTCATAACAGGGGATTTGAGGAAGGTGCAACAGTCTCATGGGACGGGTTCACCGTAGGCGGAACTGGCACGGCTGGACTCTCAACCGATGACGGCTGCGGAAGTCTCAGAAGCGGATGGTTAAAGGCGCAAATCCCGCTAAATATATCAGGGGATGATAGAAGCGAGACCGCCAGAACGGACGCTGTAATAGCTGTGCCAGGCGGGAGATACCGGGCTTCTATTTGCCACCGGCTCATTGATAGTTATCGCAGCGGGTCAGCCGTAACAAGGATAAATAGCGCATACGTGGAATTCTACAACTCCACCGGCGGGCTTGTTTCCAGCACAAATATCATTGTATCAAATAACTTGGTAACAGACTGGGCAACTTATACACTGGATAACATCACTGCCCCAGCAACAGCAGCCACAGCAAAGGTTGTAGCAACCGTCAGAGTTTATAAACCGGAGACTGATCCGCCCCAAAGCGGGTATATGCAGGTTGGAATAGACAACTTTTCATTTGAGCGATACCTGGAACAGGGCGGAGCGGTTGACCTGTCTGGGTACGGCATAGCATAAGGAGACACTATGAAAGCTATATTTTATCCGCGTGAAAGTGTGATCACAGCAACAAGTACATCTTACAACCTTGTCGTTCTGGATGCAGTCAATGACCTGTACGACAAGGAAGGCGACAAGCCGTTATTGCGGCGCAATCCTAACCTCAACGCACAGCTGGAAGCGGTCAAGAAGTGGGGCATCCCGATCTTGTTCCGTATTGTGATCAACGCGCAATGGTATTCAGATGGCGTCCAGCAGGGGTTACACGACCCGACCAGCTGGAAATACTGGATGGACAAATGGCTGCTGGATGACGTATCAGCGGTGCTCCAGAACCCAGCCAGGGCGCACGGCTTCCTGGTGACCGCCGTGCCGGTTGAGTCTGCTGCGGTGACAACGACCAGTACATGGGTGAAAGAGACGATGGCAAATGCCGCCAATCTGATCTACGGCAAATGGGCATTGCCGGTCTGGCTTGAGTTTACTTCACTGATGATGAATACCGCCTGGGACAAGGGTACTGCGAAGTACGGACAGATGCAGGCGTTCCTGGAAACAAAGGAATGGGTTGATCGAGGACAGAAAGACCCGATGCTGGATCAGAAGGAATTGACCTTCCCCGACAATACGCTTTCATACCTGCCCGTCATTACCAAGCCGGAAATCCCGCAAGAAATCCCGAATAATCCCGAAATTCCGGAGGACATATCGGTTGAGGATCAGTACGTCGCTGCGCTGATGAAATTGCCCGACATTCTTACTGAGGCTAAACGGACAAACGTGCTGCTGGAAAGCGTGTACAAGCTGTTAGAGGCTGTTCTGTGGAGAAAGCAATGAAAGAAATCACAAGGTATGTTGCGAGCTGGGGAGACATATATGTCCAGGTAATACTCGATGATGGTAAGCGCATGGAACTAAAATTCGATCACGATCCGACGTTTGAGGAGATAGAAAAAATTGTGCTTGCCATGCCGGTTGTCGAGGACGAACCGCCTGTACTCATTGAACTGACGGTAGACAATGCCATCAATTTCCTGAACGAGAAAATGGTTGAAGCAAATCCGCTTGAGGTTGCGAAGATAACCGAGTTTGTTTCCGCCAAAGCGGTGGAGATAAAACCAATCGTGAAAGAACCTGTACTGGTGGTGAAGTAATGGTCAATTTCTTTAGACGGCTTTTTGGTCTCGGCGAAATAGTACGCAGCGTGAAATCTGGATACTGGACTGACGGAGATACCTGGGATGTTGGACACGCGCCGCAGGATAAGGCGAAGGTCATTATTTCGAGTGGTCATACGGTGGAGTTCAACGGCGACATGAAAGAGTTCCAAACAGGGCTAAAAGGTTGCCTGATAAAAGGGACATTATACCAGACGCGTGATCCAGGAAATTACTGTCTCAAGATGAAAAATAGAATGATGGTACATGGGCGTCTTGATATTGGAACCGAAGACAACCGCATACCGAACACTGTAACCCTCAAGATTTATGGTGACATCGCTTGCAAAACAGGTTCATTTACCACCATTTTTGGGATACCAGTGATTTATGGCAACCTTACTTGCAAAATGCCATGAACGAAAAAGAAATAAAAACTTTCTTTGTGACCTTGCGCCGAGCGCTACTGATGATCGTTGCCTGGCTGGATGATTGGCTAGCAGGACATAAAGATTAACTAAACCAAAACAGGGTCACCGCTTTGCGCTCACCCAACCTGAAGAACCGCCGTAATCCGCCCGTTCTGATAGAAAGGACGGGATTATGGCAACGAGAACTTTTACAGATACTGGGGGTGACCACCTTTGGAGCAATGCAGCAAACTGGGACACCGGCGTTCCTATTGACGGGGATGGTGTCGTCATCCCTTCTGGAAAAACTTGCATATTTGACGTTGACCAATCTGCATTTACAACCGGCATTGGTTTGACCATCACTGGCACTTTGACCCATGCTGTGACCGGCGGTCCTTACACTCTGATGGCAAAGACAGGAGCAAGCATCGTTGGCGCAGGAACATGGAACATCGGGACATCTGCCAACCCTGTACCCTTTGCGGTCAAGCATACCATCACTGGGATGGCTGGGTGGTATGTGGATGGGAATGCTGGCTTGACGATGACCGTCTACGGAGCAGAGCCGAGCATCAAATACGTGAAGTTATTGAGTGATGCTGCAATAGGACAAACGGTACTATCGGTCGACACGGACATTACCGGTGACATCTGGGCGGATGGGGATATTGTCCGAATTGACGACATTAATAAAGCGCAAGAGAGCGAAGAACGAGTTATAGCAGGCAGGGCAGCAGGGACTATCACTATCACGGCTGGGTTGACCGCTGCTAAATCGGCTGGAGCGATTATAAGTTTGATAACCCGCAATATAAAGATCGTCGCGGTGGGCACGGGCTCACAAACCATTTTGAGGGTATCTGGTGCGAATAAGCTTACCATCGCCAGCGGCATGTGGTGTGGCGTGAATAAGATTATGCTTGAGTCATGTCACTATGTAACCATCTCAGGTGGGACGTTCAGCGGGAACAGCTATGGACTAAGCACCTGTGCCTCCGCAGTTATCTCAGGTGGGACGTTCAGCGGGAACAGCTATGGACTGTACACCTGTGCCTCCGCAGTTATCTCAGGTGGGAC